CATGGATAGAAGAGGAGACAAGGTTGAAAATCCTTTGCTGCCCGACGAGATTTCAGGAGTCGCAGCTATGGAAAAACTTATTGGTGAGCAGATTGCCGCGATTTCAGACATGGTAGAGATGATTTTAGGGACTGGTGTTTCTGATGTTGGGAGCCGTATGTTGAAAGAGTGGATTGGCAACGCCAGAGATCTGCAGCGTGAAGCGGAGAAAGACTTTTATCTTCACGAGAGCAAAACCTTGTTTTCCAACCAAACCGGGTTTACTGGAGGAGGCTGGAGTCCAACGCCACGAGGAAAAGAATTTTTGGAAGGTGGCTTTGAAATAGAAAGATACGTCCGTCGAGTGGTAAAAGACGGGAAGAGCGTGAATTTCGTAGAAGCTTGGCAAGATTTCAAGGGATATCCCGTAACGGAGTTTACCAAAGATATAGACCAATGTGGCCATTATGGGCTGCGGCTGATGTATGTTCCGCCTATTGAGGACAGCAATCGCTTTACGAAGTTGATGAAAGACGAGAAAATTGGGATTCCATCTGACAAGTATGAAGCAGAGAAAGCATACTGGCTTGACAAGGGTCACTCGTTTCCGTTTCCTCTGATAGAGGTAGAGAGCGAGGAAGCATTTTCTATTGATGAAATGAAAGACATGGACGAAATCACGATGCAGAATAAGTTGAGAGCAGAGATGCTCCAGACAGAAGACTTCAAATTACTTTTCAGCTTCATCTTTCCTCTCCAGCGTTTCATCAGCCTGAGCATGATTTACAACATTCAAGCAATGGAACATTTTATTCCAGAGATAGATAATGTTTTTGATAGCACCAAACAAGTCGCTCGCTCTTTGCTAGACATACTTACTCCAGGAGAAGACTGGTGGAAAAAGCAGGATTCGTTTATTGATTCAGCCGGTGGAAATGCTGGATTACGTCAGACAGCCATGGAGAACATAAAGGTAGATGGACCAACTCCAAACCTGCTAAGCTTGGCTGCCATGACAATCCCGCTCATAATCAAGGGAATGGCGGAGAAACATGATGAATCATATAAGCTGATAAAGAATCTTGGGTATAGCGAAGACTTCTTTTCCATTCCCAAGGTTGCTCCAATAAATATCTATGGTCCATTTGGTTTTGGTCCGCCTTTGACTCAATGGGGGATTCTAGCTTTAAGCACACCAGAACTTCCCGGAGACAAGAAAGATAGAGAAAAAAGAGAAGCAGCAAATAAAATCCAAAAGGATATTTCTGCTGGTACAGTAGAAGATTGCGACAAGGAGAAAAAGTAAATGGCAGGATTAGGGGCAAAACTACCTCTTGTAGTAGACGAGAACGATGGGGCGTATGCCCTGCTGAAGACGTATGCTGAGATGGTAAAACAAAACTTCAAGATGCTGATACTAACCGCTCCAGGCGAAAGAATAATGGACACCCATTTTGGCGTCGGTTTACGAAACTACATTTTTGAGAACAACACAGAAGACACATACGACGATATAGCAACTGCCACATACGAACAAGTTGCCAGATACATGCCGCATCTACGGATAGACGACATTCAGTTTGGAGAAATAGCAGACAACGCGATTTCGATTACTTTCTTTTATACGATTTTGCCTTTATCTCTTGAAGACGCTGTATCTATTTCTCAAGCGGTAAACTAATTAAAGTAGCGAGGAATGTCATAAATGAAAAAGAAGGTTCCTATCTCTTATACCAATAGAGATTTTAACAGTATCAAATCAGCACTTATCACCTACGCGAAAAAGTATTATCCAGATGTATATAAAGACCTAAACGAGGCTTCGTTTGGAAGTCTGATGCTTGATTTGGTGGCTTATACTGGCGACATCCTCTCCTTTTACACTGACTATTCTGCCAATGAAAGTTTCCTCGACACCGCACTTGAATACGGCAACGTCCTGAAGCACGCGAGAGATAGAGGATACAAGTTTAGAGGAAATCCATCTTCTTTTGGCACAGCAATTTTCTACATCGTAGTCCCGGCAGCTGCAGCGGGTCTTGGACCTGACTCAAGTTATTTGCCGTTACTGTTGAAGGGCAGCGAGTTTGGGACCACCTCTGGAAACATTTTTATCCTAAATGAGAATGTAGATTTTTCTCTTGCCAGCAACGAGGTGGTGGTAGCTCAGATTAATACAGCTAACGGCTTACCGACTTCTTACGCCATTAAAGCAATGGGACAAGTTATCTCTGGAGAACTAGTAAGAGAGCAAATTACAGTAGGAGACTTTGAAAAGTTCAGAAAGATTCGTTTGGGCGATGATAATCTTGCCGAAGTCGTTTCAGTCTTCGATAGTGAAGGGCACGAATATTTTGAGGTCGATTTTCTATCACAAAATATTATCTTCAAGGATGTCGTAAACAGAGGTTCAGACGCCAATATGGCTCCGTCTATTTTGAAGCCTGTTATTGTAGCTCGTAGATTTATTGTTGATAGAAGAGAAGACGATACTTTCCTCCAGTTTGGTTATGGCACTAGTGAAGAGCTTACCTCGAATGCCGTCGCTGATCCGTCTTCGGTTGTTCTTCGCCTGCACGGAAAGGACTATGAGTCAGATGAAGCTTTTGACCCAGCCAAGTTGCTGACCACCGACAAATTTGGAGTAGCTCCAGCCAACACGGTGCTTACAATCATTTCAAGAAAGAACACAAGCGAGATTGTGAATGCTGCTGTTGATACGCTCACTGAAGCAATTAATCCGATTTTTGAGTTTCCTAACCAAGCATCTTTGAGCGCTGGAACGATTAGTGACATTGCGGAGTCTCTTGAGGTAACAAACGATGATCCAATCACGGGTGATGTAACTTTGCCGACTACAGAAGAACTGAAGATAAGAATCAAGGATTCCTTCGCAACTCAAAACAGAGCAGTGACAGACCAGGATTATATGTCTATGGTTTATAGAATGCCGCCAAAGTTTGGAGCAATAAAACGCTGCAGTGTTATGCGTGATCCTGATTCCTTCAAGCGCAATTTGAACCTCTATGTGATCTCCGAGAACACAGATGGCACTTTGACTGCGGCGACAGACACAATAAAAAAGAACCTCCGCCGCTGGATTTCAATGAACAAGATGATAAACGATACTATTGATATTCTAGATGCGAAAATCGTGAATATTGGAATCAAGTTTGAGATTATTGCTGTAGACGAAACCGATAAGTATTCTGCCTTGAATGATTCTGCCTTCGCCTTAAGAGAAGTCTTTGTCAAACATTTTGACATTGGAGAAACGTTTAGTATTACTGATGTTTATTCTGCGCTGAAAGCAGTAGATTCAGTGTTAGATGTTACTAGCGTTGAGATAGTGTCAAACAATGGAGGGATTTATTCCGACACAAGATTTGACCTTGAAATGAATACATCCCCACGCGGGAGAATGATTTATTGTCCGCGTAACTGTATTTTTGAAGTGAAATACCCGCTGTCAGACATCGTGGGGACTGTGAAATAATGAAGAATAAATTTAGAAATTTTCGTTTATGGGTTGCGGGAAAAGATATCTTATTGGAAGATTACAAAATTCCATTTTCAGCAAATCGTGGTTATGCTAGACCTGGCTGGTATTATTTAGACTTGCCTTGGAACACAATTTTTAAAAAATGGTCCGTGCAAAAAGAAATCATTATGATGCCTGCAGTTACACCAGATCAACTTAAAAATCCTTCTTGGGCCCCGGATTTGCACAGTTCGCAGCCCACTGGGCGGTTCTGCTTGTGGTTTTTGAATGAAGAACTGGGCGAAGAAGTTTTTAAGTTGATAGCTGGCAGAAAGCGAGGGTTTGGAGATCTTGTTCGCATGGCGTTAGTTCCGGAGAAAGACCAAAAATGGATGGGAAAAATAAGAATAGGACCAGATAAAAATATTTTGATGAAAGATTTTTTTAGGAAGCCTGTAGGACAACCTTTTGAATTTGAAAAAAAACTGAAAGAGTTCTTTTTATATAGAAAAAACTTACGAGATAAAGAAACAAAAGATTTTGGAGAAGTTCTTTATCATGCTTCAACTAAAAGTTTAGAAGTAGGAGACATTATTGCTCCGTATTGGACTAAAGATTTAATGGCCCAGCGTGAAGCTCCGCAAGGTTTTGATCGCGTTAACCCAGTTCATATAGAAAATGATTTTGAGAAGGTTCGTCCAGGGAATAAGGTTAGTAGGTTAGAATGTGTATTCGCATATGCAGATGCTGGGCGTGCCTTTGCTCACCAGGCAGAATCCGATGAGGGTTCAAGGTTTGTGTATGCGGTGCAACCTTTACCGAAAAGCAATATAACCGTTGCCGACCAGGCTGGCATGACTGCTTATGCTGCGGATATATCAGATTTGTTAAGTGTTGAAGACGAAGAAGGCGAGGAATATCTTGAGCAGTCAATGGCAGAAATCATTAAAAAGTATTGGGATGGGGTGCAAGTTAGCGGCGGCGGACCTCTTGAAGATGTTGATAAAGAAATTCTTATTGGAGAACCTGGAGTAAAGATTGTTAAAATCTTACGAGGAAAATAATGTCTATTAAACGCTACATAGCAAACAAAGATACTGTTTTATACAACGCATATAGGCCAGATATGATTACAAGAGCAACAGGTTCTAACGTAGGACTTGCCGATTCCTTGGAGTGTTTCTACATCTACGGTCAGCAGGCATCTGCTTCTCAAGAGCAGGCTAAAATCCTTCTAGACTTTCCGGTTTCAACAATGTCCACCGACCGCACAGCAGGCACAATCCCAGCCTCTGGCTCATGTAGCTTTTTCTTGCGGCTGTATAATGTAGCACATGCTTTCACAACTCCAAAAGATTTTATTTTAGCCGTACAGCCTGTTTCTCGTTCGTGGAACGAAGGTTATGGACTGGACCTGGATGCGTATACCGACAATGGTGTTGCAAACTGGACTCAAGCTGCTTCTGCCTCAAGCGGATATACTTCGTGGACAACGGAAGGAGGAGATTTTCATACTGCTTCTTACACTCCCGGCACAACCCTTCCGGCTTACACTGTGACGATGAAAGAAGGAACGGAAGATATCAATTTGAACATCACGTCTTTGGTAGAAGAATGGATGGCCGCTGGTGGAGTAGCTCAAAGAGCAAACTACGGACTTGGCGTTTACATGTCTTCTAGCATTACTGATGCTGCCAGTTCATCTTACACAAAACGATTTTCCGCTCGCGGCACAGAATACTTTTTTAGTCGCCCAGTAATCGAAGTTAGATGGGACAACTCAACTAAAGACGACAGAACCAACTTCTACGCCAGTAGTTCTTTGGCGACAGCAGATGATAATCAAAATGGGCTTCTTTTATACAATACGGTTAGAGGACAGCTGAAGGACATTCCCGATAAGGGCGCTGGCGAATCTATCTACGTGAAGCTATATACAGACTTGACTAGTAGCATTGATTATTTCCCAGAGTCCACTGTTCATTTTCCAACAGCGTGGACCGCATCTTGGGCAGCAACTGGCATTTATTCAGCATCGGTAGCATTAAACACTAGTGCTTCGTATCTGTACGACAGATGGTATACAGATGAAGACAAGACACTTTGTATTCATTCTGGTTCCAGGATTACAGTAAAAGACAGTAATGCGTCAAGTTACAATCCAAATAACGATTATGTCATTTCAATCACCAACTTGAAAACCGAATATAGTCAAGACGACGTGGCTCGCTTTCAGATGTTCGTGAGAACAAAAGGATGGAATCCTAACGTCTATGACGTGGTACAAGCAACCCCCCAGCATGAAATCGTGGAAGACCTCTATTATCAAGTCAATCGCGTTACCGATGGCATTACAGCAGTTGAATATGGCACAGGTTCCACCAACCATACTCGTTGCAGCTACGATGCCAGCGGGTCTTATTTTACGATGGACATGAGTTTATTCGAGAGCGATTATATGTATCAGATTTCGTTTGCGAGAAAAAAGACTTCGACGGAATATGTAGAGTTGAACGATAGATTCAAGTTCAGGGTTAAATAATGAGCGTTAAAAATCTTTTCAAAACGAAAATCAATAAACCTCTATCTAAAAAATCTGTTGTTGACGTTGGCGGAGACGTTGAGTCACAGCGGCTTGTAGAGGCAAAAGTAGAAGATCAGAAAAGGTTTGTCCCCTACGTTGACTTCTCTGACCCGGCTAACTTTGCGAGGTACGGAGCGGCAGAGATGTATTACAAAGATGCTCTTGCTCGTGTCTATAAAGATTATCCCTTTGATGGTTCCCTGTACGAAAAGCAGGCATACCACAACTCTTCATCAAACCTAGACAACTATATTTTTGAGAACGAGTATCCACGCACAAACGGATACATCATGCTTTCTCGTACCGGTTGGGGTTCTAGGGCAGCAGCCAGTTCTAGCGAAGGTTTTTACGAGCCAGCAACAAAAGAATACATTCAAATAACTGGTACGATGAACCTTGGACCAACTGGTACTCGCGTTGGAGCCAACATTTATGCGACAGCTTCAACTCGTGCTGCCAACCTCAAACTTGATGGAAACAGTGGTTTCACAGTTGAGTTCTGGCTGAAGAAAGGAAATCTAGCACCAGCGACCGCAGCAGGTTCTGAGGCTATTTTTGACCTATGGAACGGGGCGACTGTGACTCATGCGGCGGGGAGCGAATATGGGCGCCTTTTAATCTATTTGACTACTCAAACCGACCCCACTTCCTGCTTCAAGATTACTTGTGTTTCCGGCACGGTTAATGCGTGTACAGAGCAAACCATTGGAGTTGCCGACAGTTCCATGGACACTGGTTCAATCCTGAACGAGACTTGGAACCATTTTGCGATTTCTGGAATAAATAATGGCACCGCTCTTGACTTGCGTCTTTACAAGAATGGAGACTTGAACGATTATAGGTCTATCGTTGCTGGAGCAATAAACGAAGTTACCGGCGCATTGGTAGCAAACATAGGAGCAGTAAGAACACAAGCTATTGTAGCAGAAGCTACTCCAGCTGTTCAGGGCGGCGGAAAGCTCTCCGGGTCCCTAGATGAGTTTCGTTATTGGAAGACTCGCAGAACATCAGCACAGATAGGAAAATATTGGTTCACACAAGTTGGCGGCGGAACGAATACAGATCCAGCAAACACCAATCTTGGCGTATACTACAAGTTCAACGAAGGCATCACACTAACATCGAGTGTGGACGCCAGAGTGTTGGACTATTCTGGGCGTTTGTCTCACGGTACGTGGCTGGGATATGCTGCCGGTGCTCGTGAAACTGGCTCTGCTATGGTTTTGTCTTCTGCTTCCCTAACAGAGTTCAGGGATCCAATCATTTATTCTCATCATTATTCTGTTGCGAATCTTTATAGCACACTTGTCAACAAAGCCATTTATCA